TGTGTTAGTCGTGTCGATCGCTGAGCTGTCGCCGCCTCTGGCCACGGTGCCGGTGTCGTGCTCAGCCAGTGTCGTGGGACAGAACCAGCGGCAGACTGATTTCCAGCCATGCCACTTCATTTTCATCATCCACTTCGACGTCAACGGCTGGCGCATCCGGTGCCAGGCGCTGGCGCAGGTCGCCGCCGTTGTCTGCCAGCCAGGCTTCAACCAGAGAAAACACCAAATCCGGATTCAGTTTGCGGTAGGGCCATGCGTCCCATCGCAGAAAAGCCGTATATTTTCGAACCTGCGTACATAACTGCCCGTGCCCCAGCGACTTCGTAAACGGAACAAGCGTGATGTCATCCATGTCACTGGTGAACGGAATGCGTGCGCGTGCCGGCAGATTGTTTTCAATGAATGCCGTCAGGCTGGCGAGTTGCGTCATACCATTTCCTTAATCAATCAGCGCGATGGATGCACGAGGTCGGCCCAGCAGCGCCCGCACCGCCATGGCCGCTTCAGCCAGCAACGTCCGGCGGCTCTCGCTGGCTTCTGATGATGGCTGCGCCTCACGCCGCCCCACGCTGGCAGATTCCGGCAAAAGATCGGCCTTTGCGCGGGCATACACAGCCTTGGTGTACAGTGCTGTAATGTGATTCTGCATCCGTTCAGGTTGTGCGCCTGTATTGCGCGGCTCTGGTTGCAACACGGTGTAACCCGGAATATCAGCGGCCCGGATGTGGCCCTGTTCCTGCCAGTATTCACGGCGTGCAGCCAGTTCAGTGTTAATCTCTGTTACCGCGCAAAGCAGCGCCGTCAGCACCGTTTCGTGTGACGTGACGGCGGGGATGCTGCGGCTCTTTTCAAAATCGCCGGCATCAATATCCGGCCAGAATCCATCGTTCTGAATAATGGCCTGCTGATAGTGAATGCTTTTCCCGTCAAACATGCTCACTCCGGGGAAAGGCGGGCTGACCGGTTTCCGCAGTGTGCTGATGGCTTTTGCCAGCACACCTCCACCGCGCCCGCCCGGTTGTTGGGAGTCGTTTACGTGCCCTGCAACGCGCGCAGTCTTGCAGCAATGCGCTGGCGCAGGGTTTTCACCTGAATTTTTGGATGCAGCCAGGCAGCCCGCTCCAGATACTGATCAGCCTGTTGCAGTATCCCCGTATCATTAATTGCACTGGCCAGTGGTTTGCCGTCATCGCCGCGCAGCAGCTGGACGCCTGCAAAGCGCCAGTAGCGGGCAGCAAGACGTTCATTCACACGCCATTTGTCGCGGATTTTTTCAAACACCTGCTGAAAATATGGCGCGATACTGTTCCCGCGTTCAGCTTCGGTTTCTGCCCATTCAAGAATGAAATGGGCCACAAACGTTGGCAGCTCGCTTTTGAAGTTCTCCGGCGTCTTCTGTCCCTGCTCAATGGCAATGTCAGTCCACCGCAGCGCCAGCTCAAACTGCCCGGTATCGAACAGCCAGATGATGCAGTACACCAGAATGGGATTCTGATAGACGCGTTCCCCCTCCAGATAAGCCTGTGCGTGTGGCAGCCAGCGGGGCAGCAGCGTGTTCCGTTTGAATTCCAGCTTGTCAGACAGCAGCTCCATGTTGTGCAGTTGTCTGATGTCGTTATCCAGTGCCAGCAGCTTAATGTGCTGACTCTCTGTGCTGATGGCGCGTCCGTCCGTTCTGGTCATGAGCGCCGCACGGCGCTCATCCATCTGTCGGGCACGTTGTCGCTGCATTGGCGTTGGCATACCGTGCGCTCCGTTTATCAGGCGATGGTGACCGCAGACTCATCCACGGCAGCATATAAATCCGGATCGCCCAGGGCGTACCCCTCGTAACGCCAGTATGAGTTTTCGAACTGTTTGCGATCGCCCACATCTTCCGCTTTACGACGGCGGGAACCCTTCAGCGTCAGGATCTGCAGGTTTGGCAGCATGGTCACCACCATACGCTTACCCGGCATAAACGGCGGAATGATGGCCTTGCGGCCTGCGATGTTCTTCGTCAGCAACTGTGCGGCCACTTTTTCGGTGGGCTTGTCCTCTTTGTTGTAGAGGCGTAGTTCTTCAGCAGCCACAAGGTCTGCGCCAACCAGCACAGTAAGGCGAGGATCGTTGTGATATTGCGCCGGGATATAAGTGCGGATCAGGTCTGAGGCCATGGCATCAAGGCCGACATAATCACCGCCTTCGCCCAGGGTAACGGCGTCCGTCAGAATACGGGAGGTATTGCCGGGCTGTTCTCCCCACTTTTTGGCGATTTCATGCCAGCCGATGTTGACGTCTTCGCCGTTCGGGTGACTTTCCGGGTCAGAGTTTTCAGCAGCCTCTTTGCCGTTAAAGCCAATGCGCAGCATGTCCAGCGCAAAGTTGGTGACGGCGGCGGAGTTCATCAGGTTGAAAAATTCCTGCGGGCTGCCGGCATTCGCCCAGATGGCGAGTTGTTCCCAGGTGATCACGCAGCAGGAATCGGTTTCAACGAGTTTAAATTCGTTGCCTTTGATGCCCGAACCTTTAGCGAAACGACCGCTTTTCACGCGACCGGTGCGCAGCGTGGATTCGCCCACGGTGACGACCTGCCCTTGCGGGTGCGGAACGTCCATGCAGGTGATGAAACTCAGAAATTCCGTGCTTTCCAGCAGGGCTTTACGCAGGGCAATGCTGCGCGGTTCGGTCAGTGAAAAGTAACGATCGCTCGAGCGTTCGCAGTCACTGAATGTTTTTTGCAGTTCGCTGATATAGCGATTAACCAGCTTTTGTGCTTCTGGTGTGAAATTCATTGCGCTCTCTCCGGTTACACCAGGTTAAAAGTTTCGCCACCGGCCGGATTGTTGCCCGGCAGCTTCGTGGCGTCCTTGCTGAGTTCAGCAAATGCGGTTTCCATACTGGTAACCTTCTCCGCGATGGCGTTCACCGTGGAGAACAGCTTTTCGCCCTGCCCGGTGGGCAGCGTGAAGGTTTTGTCGTCCTTGTTGTTCTGTTCTGCGTTGTCCTGCCCCTGATCGCCAGTGCTGCCTTCCGGCTTGTTATCACCGGTATCTTTCGGGGCATCCTTCGCGCTGAACTGCGCGACGTTTTCTTCCAGTTTTTCCAGGCGTTCGCCGGTTTTGTTGATGGCGTCCATCAACTGACCGAACTGTTTTTCGTTCATATCGTTTTCCTGTTTGCAGGGTTCGGATGAGAATAATCGTGAGAACCACCCCTTTTTTGCTATCTCGTCATCTGACTGTAATGTGAAGCAAAGCTCTTCCATACTTCCCATGCGAATGGTTTCGCCCTGGGAAAACTGCAGGCGGGTGGTGTTGATGCTGGCCGGTGTGTCAGTCACGGCGATACCGGATACAAAGAATTTGCCTGTTCCCAGGTAGTTTTCCTTTACCTCTATGGAGGTGAAAAGTTTTTGCCCGGCCTCGTTGGCTTCGGTCAGAAAGCGGTTGGGTATCAGGCGGGCTTTCAGCTGCACTTTATCGCCGACTTTTTCCGCCTTCAGTGCATCAACAAGACCATAGTTATTGGTGAAAGCACGCCAGCCGGCGCTGGCATGAAACGGCCAGAGCATGGCGGTGTGTTCGTCCGGGTTATAAACCTCGGCGGCATCCGTAAGCCACTTTGGATCAATTTCCCGACCGTCGATGGTGGGGCCTGAAGTGGCTACGACCACCCAGTCTGTTTTCAGTTTCGACATCTGAATTAACCCGCTGATAAAAATTAAACTGGCGTTATTTAACGGAGAAATGAAAATGTCGTCATCTGATTAATTTCCGGTACTTTCGGATATGCGTATATATCCGAAAAATACCGAAAAGCGATATTCGTTTTTAAAAAAGCCTTTGCTGAAAATGCATAAATTAAAATTGCATCAGCAGGTGAGGTTTATTTATGGCGTATTCTGATGAGGTGATTGCTGCTGCAAAATCGCTCTATCTGAAAAGGCACACACCAAAAGAAATACAAAAGAAGCTCGGACTGAACAGCCCGCGAATTGTTTATTACTGGGCGACAAAGTTTGAGTGGTACACACAGCTTAATACTGAAGGCGTGGAAGATGTTATCGCCCGTCGTCTCGCTGTACTGGCGGAGCGTGATCATAAAACGCCGGAAGAACACGATGAACTCGATCGCCTGATTGGCCATCACGTCAAACTGATGTCGGTCAGGAACAAGCACACGGAACGAATGGCCGAGATTGAACGAATGGGAGCGGATATTCCCCAGTCTGGTCGTTATGGAAAAGAAGAACGCGGAGAAAAAGGTGCAGGCAAGAAAGAGCGCCCCCGTAAAGCTAATGACGTTTCCGGACTGACTGCTGAAAGTTTTGAGCCGTTTACGAAGAAACTGTTTGCTTATCAGTTGCGCCTGCGTGAAAACAAATTCCGCCGTGTACGCAATCTGCTTAAATCCCGCCAGATTGGGGCGACGTATTACTTCGCGTTTGAGGCGTTTGAAGATGCGGTATTAACCGGCGACACACAGATATTTTTATCGGCATCAAAACGTCAGGCCGAAGTGTTCCGTACTTATATTGTAAAAATTGCACAAACAGAGTTTGGCATTCCTATTAAAGGCAATCCGGTTAAGTTAAGCAACCTGGCTGAACTGTATTTTCTGGCGACCAACAGTAACACAGCGCAGTCAAACAGCGGCCACCTGTATATTGATGAATACCTGTGGATCCCCGGTTTTCGCCGTCTCAATGAAGTGGCATCAGGGATGGCCACCCATAAACACTGGCGCATTACCTATTTCTCCACGCCGTCATCCAAAACACACCAGGGTTACCCGTTCTGGTCTGGCGATGAATGGCGCAAAGGCGATCCGAAACGAAAAGGGGTTGAGTTTCCATCCTTTGATGAGCTGCGCGATGGCGGGCGTGAATGTCCGGATGGTCAGTGGCGCTATGTGGTTACGCTGGAAGATGCCATTGCCGGCGGCTTTAACCTTGCTGATATCAACGAGCTGCGCGAGCGATACAACGAAACAGCGTTCAATATGCTGTTTATGTGTGTGTTTGTGGATGACAAAGAGAGCGTCTTTAAATTCGATGATCTTGTGCGTTGTGGTGTTGATGTCAGTACGTGGGAGGATTTTCACCCGGAAGAGCCCATGCCATTTGGTAACCGTGAGGTGTGGGGCGGCTTTGACCCTGCGCGCTCCGGCGATAACGCCACATTTGTTGTGCTGGCACCGCCGCTGGTTGCGGCAGAACGATTCCGCGTGCTGGAAAAACACCACTGGCGCAGCATGTCATTCCAGTTTATGGCAGAGCGTATCCGCAGCATTAAGGCGCGCTATAACATGACATTTATCGGCATTGACGTTACTGGTCTTGGCTACGGTGTCTTTGAGCTGGTTCAGGGATTTGCCCGCCGTGAAACAGTGGCCATTCATTACAGCGTGGAATCCAAAAACCGCCTGGTGATGAAGATGCTGGATCTGGTTTACGCCAACCGTATTGAGTGGGATGAAGAAGCCACGGATATTCCGGCATCGTTCCTGGCTATTCGTCAGGAATCCACCAACAGCGGCAATAAAGTCACTTTCACCGCCGAACGTAGCGAAGAAACCGGGCACGCTGACATCTTCTTTGCCATAGCTCATGCCGCAAGTAATGAACCCCTGAACTATAAGCACAAGCGCAAATCAACATGGATCCTGTCAGATGAGTAAAAAGAAAAAATACCCCGTGTTACACGATGGCGTGGCAAAAAAAACAGCCAGCAAAATGACTTTTATTGAATTTGGTGACCCGGAACCGGTCGCTGCATGGGGCTGTTATTACGGCTCGCTCTGGGATGGCTATAACGGCTGGTACACGCCGCCCATTGAGCGCATGGATCTCGCCATGTTGTCCAATATCGCACCGTATCACGGCGCGGTATTGCGTGCGCGCGTCAATATGATCATGCAGGGTTTTCGGGGTGGTGGTGGTATGACACACGCCGCCATGGCGGCAGCAGTAACCAATCTGCTGATATTCGGGGATATGGGGTTGCTTAAAGTGCGCAATGGCTTCGGTCGAGTGGTGCGCCTGCATACGTTACCTTCTCTGTACCTGCGGCGTAACAACGAGGGTGGCACGGTGATTGTGCAGGCGGCACTGGAAGATCTCGTTTACCCGCCAGGCGAAGTGGTGTTCGTGGCCATTTATGACCCGCAACAGCAGGTTTACGGTGTCCCGGATTATATTCACGGGATGGAATCCGCCATGCTGAATGTGGATGCCACCCGCTTTCGCCGCAAGTATTACAAGAACGGCGCACATCTTGGTTATATCCTGTATTCCACTGACCCGGACATGGATCCCGAGCTCGAGGCGGAATTCCGTAAAAAGATAGAGGCGTCAAAAGGGGCGGGCAATTTTAAATCCATGTTTATCAATATACCGGGCGGAGACAAAGAAGGCGTTAAGGTGATCCCTATCGGGGATTCAGGTACAAAAGATGAGTTCCTGAATATAAAAACCATCAGTGCCCAGGATCAGCTCGTTGCGCACCGTTTCCCACCCGGACTTGCCGGCATCATTCCCGCAAATACGGCCGGGCTTGGTGACCCACTGAAATCCCGCGAGGCATATTACAGGGATGAGGTTATCCCGATGCGCCGCCTGATTATGGAGGGGATCAACAGCGACCCGGATATCAGACGACTGGGGGAGGTGAAATTTATTCTTGATTTTGATGAACCCATGGAGTGATGTGCGGTATGGGGAAAGAGCGGGTAAAA